TCAAGACGAAAAGAATTGGATGTATAAAGCATGAGAAGCGTAAATACAATAGTAATGCCAGAGTTGTCAGAATCAATGGTAATGGAATCAGTAAGGCGAGCACAAGAAGGCGTTGCAAATAAAGAAGATGCGGAGAAAGCAGTAGCATTAGATTTCTATTATCACAAGGATGTAGATAAGCATATAGACCAATGGTTTTCAAAGGCTACATTGAATCAAGTTCCATCATTCCCACAAAAGATTGTTCCAAGATTCGCTAAAGCAAGGATGATGCTGTATAAAAACTCACCACTTAGGATGATTAATGGTGATGTCAATGAGTCTTATTCAGATTATTCAAACAAATTAAATCAAAAGGTTCGAGAGTTTGCAGAATTATCATGGCTTACTTCAAGCATGGGTCTAAGGACAAGATGGAATGAACGCAGATCTATCTTAGAATATGATATTATTCCATATTTTAAGAGATATATGGTAGATGGAGAGATGCGTGGCGTATCGTATGAAGTAGAACGGGATGCGAAGAATAACCGTATCTTCGTCTTTTGGTCGGATGAACTTCATTTTAAGTATGATCAAGCCGGGCGAATGATTCAGGTTAACGATGGGAATGAGAATCCATACGGAGTTATTCCTGTTTCGTTTGTTGATTACCCACAGGGGGCAAGTGATGTTATAAGAGCATCCATACAAATTGGTATTGCAAATACTGAAATAGCCTTAGCGGAACGGTTTTCNTTTGGNCAGCCTGTGGCAAGTGGCTTAGACAATGCNACCACTCTTACGATGGGNATTGATAANGTNATGATACTTCCAGAGGGTGCATCGTTTAGCTTTGTAGGAAGCCCGGGAAGCCTTAAAGATATGNCAGAGGTAACTAAGTCATTCGCTAATCAGACAGCTCTCAATAATCATCTAAGGATTAAGTGGGATGATTCAGGTAATCCACAGAGTGGCGAAGCTATCAGGATGTTAGAGATTGAGAACTTAGAGGCGAGGGTATCAGATATACCGATATGGAGGGAATGGGAACGAGAGAGATACGAGATAGATAGATCTGTTATAAGAGCACATACAGGCAAAGATTTAGGCGAACGATATTCAGTAGATTTTGCAGAGATAGAATTTCCAAAGTCTCCACAAGAAGAACGTGCTGAATTAGATTGGAAGCTTGAGAAAGGTCTTATCAGTAGAGAAGATTTATTCAGACATTTCAATCCAGATATAAGCGATGAAGATTTAAAAACCAAACTTGGCGAAGTGGATGAGAGTAAACAAGCAGAACAACCTAAGTCTCCACTATTACAAGCATTAAGGAAACCGATTGCCTGATTTTAAAGACATAGCAAGCGGTAAATTCGCAAATTCAACAAAGAAAATGCAAGAACTGCTTGTAAGCAATATAATGGATCTACGTAAGCAAGGAATGGCGAGAGAAGAAATACTCTTAGTATTGCAGGCTTTAGATATGGAAGATTTAATCTTGAATCAGTTAGGATTTCAAGCAGATATAGATGCTCTTATGTTAGTATATGAGAAAGCCTTAACAGGAATGGAAATGACAGGCACAGTAACGAATGAAGTATTGAGTGCTTTGCTTGAAATGGACAGAGCAACATTTATGCGTGAAGCAGGTATGATGGGAGAGAACATTCGTAAGCAAGTAGCTCGTGGAGTTATTACTGGTGCAACTGAAAAAGAGATTGCAGAAGGCATCTTAAATGGTGCAGGTGGTGTATTAAGGTCAGACCAAGCGGAGACATTAGCTAATACAGGCTTGAATACTTTTGAGCGTAACGTAACAGCAGAGATGTCGAACTTCGACCCAGCCGGAGCAACGTATGTATATCAAGGCGTTGTAGATGATAAGACCAGAGATATATGTTTGGATATGGTGAGTGCAGGAGCAATGACCCGTGAAGATATAGACTCACAATATCCGGGTGCTTTTGGTGATGGCGGTGGATTTAATTGTAGGCATAGATGGGCAAGAGAGACATCATCAAGTAAGAAATTATCTAATGAGAAGGGTGCTAAGTCAGTCATACAAGACAAGCAAGATAAAGGTAAATGGAGAACACCACAAACATATCAACAACAGGTAGAATCTCGTGGCTAAGTCGTTAGAAACAATACCACAGATGAATCCGATGTTCTGGAAGGAACTCGGTGATGAGATTGCTGATAAGATTAGAGTGCATACTACCAAAAATTCAAAAGACGTAGATGGTAAGCCATTTAAGAAGTATTCCGATGGATACGTCAAAGCGAACCTTAGGAGAGGAAAGACTAACGGAACAAAGGTGGATTTAGAACTATCTGGTGATATGATGCGAAACTTACAGGTGCGTACTGCGACACCCTATGGAGTCACAATAGGTTGGAGTGGGACAAATGCAGAGAAGGTTCAATGGAATGCTGATATGGGTAGAACAGTTACATCTAATAGTAAGCCATTATCTGATAAGGTCTGGAAGTTCGCAGAAAAAGAATTAAGTAAACAGATGGATAAGAATTTAAAATTGGTGGCAGAAACGACCACCATAACAATAGGATAGATAGGAGACAGTATGTCTGAAGAAACAATAGACCAGAAGGTCGAAGAAGTGGCTACAAGCCAGAATGAGCATCCAAGTAACCCTGAACTTGGTGATGCTATTGCAGAGAGCAAGAAGTATAGATCAAGGGCACAGAAAGTAGAAGCTGAACTTGCGACCTTACAGAAGCAAGTAGAAGATAATCGAACAACACAGATGGAAGAACAGAATCAATGGAAAGTCTTAGCAGAGGAACGCAAGGCACAGATTGATTCATTGACTCCGATTGTTGATAGATTTAAAGCTGATGAATCCAAATATATGGATGAACTACTTTCAGATTTCTCTGATGAAGACCGAGAAACATTCAAGGAATTGCCTATAAATCAATTAAGGGTAGTTCACAACAAATTAATTAATAAACCAAATGTTCCGAATGTTGATTCAACTCCGGCAGGTGCATATCAAGGATATGATAGCTTGGTAGATGCAGCTAAGGATGTAGCCCTCGGAAAACTCAATAAAACAGCTTATGCAAAAGTCAAAGAAGCCTTTACATCTCGAATCAATTGAGAGTAATCCAACTAAGGGAATAGACACCGGAAGCGTGAAGTCTGCCATCACTAAAGATGGTGAACATATCTACGTTTCTAAGGGTGAGCAAATCCCTTATGAAGATGGCTTTAGAGTATGTGTAGGACAAGAGAGAGTTCCGGGCGAAATAACATCAACATATTCTCATATCTCACAAGAGAGATGGGATGCGATATTTGGTAACAAAGGAAAATAAACATGGCAACAGGAGACTCAGGAAACTTTGCTGGTGGCTTGCTTGAAGTAATTCAAAGCGAAGCACTCATAAAGTTCTCCGAAGCAAACGTAACACTTCCGCTTATTACGGTTAAAGGCGAACCTAAAGCGGATTCAATCACATTCATCGCCTACAACGCAGGTTCTAACACACTAACGAGTGCAGACGTAACTGCAACTGCTGAGGGCACAGTAACACCTTCAACGGCTCTTGACACAGAGAAAAAGACTGCAACGCTGGATATGTATTCCGTAATGGTTCCAATCTATGATGAAGCAATGTTATCAAATGCTGATGACGTAGCTTCAAATGCAGGTGCTTTAGTTGGAAATGCAATGGCTGCTAAGTTAGACGCTTTAGTCAATGCCGAATACTCCAACTTCTCAAATAGCGTTGGAACTTCAACTGCTGCATTAACTGTTGATGATTTGTTTTCAGCTTTGAAGAATTTGAAATCAAACTCAGCAATGGGTGCTCCACAGGCAGTTTTAGATCCTGCTCAAATCTGGGGAACGTATGGCGTTCATAATGACCTTGTAACTGCTGCTCAATTCGCAGGTTCAGGCGTTCAAGATGAAGGTGCTCGTAATGGATTTGTTCAATCTATTGCAGGAATTAGTATTCATTCTTCTCCTGAATTTAGTGAAGCTTCAAGTGCAACTAAAGGTGGTGTTTTCACTTCCGGTGCATTAGGTTTCGGTTATGCAGGTGAATTATTCAAGACTGAATCTTATCGTGAAGGAACTTATCTTCGCAATAATATAATCGGTTCTGGATTCTGGGATGTAGTTGAAATCATAGACGCTTGGGGCGTTGAAGTTCATACCAAAACATCTTAAAGCTAAAGTTATGGTGGGGGTTCAAACGAGCCCTCATCATGCTTATTGTCGGGAGGCCTTTGTTGATCGCATTAAAGAGATGGTCAATGGAATTAATGCCGATGTGGTTATCTATTACAATGGTGGGAAGCATTGGGGCTTTGAAGATTTTAAAGTAAAAGAGTATCAAGGATTTAAAACAGGAATGGAAATGCTCAAAGAAAAACAAAACATAATGAGAGACGATTTCTTAAAAGGAAATTATACTCATTTATTTTCTTTGGAATCAGATAACATTCCC